ATGTATTAAATCCGGTACAGGTGCCAGGTGCCAGGTGCCAGGTGCCAGGTGCCATGCTATCCTTGAATATCTTCTCATTATACATCTGAGAAAAAAAGTGCCGCCTGGAGAAAAGTGTCCGCTACTTTTCTCGAGGGGGGTGGGCAAGAGGAATGATGTCATCGAGGTGGATGGCATCCGGCCCGGGTGGGGTGGGGGTGGTAAAGAATAATGAAACGGTTTGATGTTCGCGGGAGGGACCGACCGATGGGCATCCGGCCCGGGTGGTCAAGCGGAATGAACCGGCCCGAGTGCCGACCCGCGTCCCATCTTCTGATCCCATTCGGCGGAGAACCGATTATATTCGACACGCTTCTCTTCGTCCGAGAGGCGTGCCAGGTTCGCCGCCTTGAAGTGAGCCGCCCATGCCTTGCCGAAAGTGGACTGCGGGTGGAAACGCATCGCTTTGTTTTTGGGTGGGGTTTGTGTGACTCGCGTGCCCCTGTGGGGCGCATCGCATCTTTTTTGTGGCATCGAGGCCGATGGCATCCGGCCCTATGGGGGGTTCTTTAGTGAGCCGGTTCCCGGGGGCGCAGCCCCCGGTCCGTCAACCTTTTCAATATTGATATGCATGTTGATATTGATTGTCAATTTGGAATTCTGGATCCTGGATTGTTGATATTCATTGCCACATGGGTACTCAAAAAAAATTTTTCCAACTCCTGTCGTGTTATAATACATGTATGTTGATTGTATGCACGTGGGCTAATGCACGTGGTGCGCTACGCGTAATGGGGGTTTACGAATTTTTGATCCGGGTTGGAATTTTTTGATATGTGATGTATTGTTCAATGTCTGATCCTGATCTGAGAATTTTCTGAATTTTTGATCCGGGTTGGAATTTTTTGATATGTGATGTATTGTTCAATGTCTGATCCTGATCTGAGAATTTTCTGAATTTTTGATCCGGGTTGGAATTTTTTGATATGTGATGTATTGTTCAATGTCTGATCCTGATCTGAGATTTCATGGAATTTTTTGATATGTGATGTATTGTTCAATATCGGTAGTTATGATCTATATGCACTCTAGCCATTCAGGTCCACCCATCCGCACCATCCTGTCTGGCTGGAACACAGTCTTGACCAGGTCCTCCTTGTCCACCCGTGGGGTGATTTGTTCCAGTGGCCACTCGTACTCACCACCGTCTTCAATGAGGTCTATGATTCCCTGCAGGTCGTAGATGAGCTTGGCTACGGTTTCAAGACCTGCGCTTGGATTAAACTCGGGCCTCTTGTACTCGAAATCATTTGAGTCAACCATCGACCTCATGTTCAGAACTGGGTTACGTCCGATACACTCGTAGATGCTTAGACCGTTCGGGTAAAACTCGTGACCATGTCGCCATTCAGCCTCCGGAAACTTGGGGTAGGCATCCTTGATGAAGGTCTCGATCTCTCCGATCGTTTCAAAGAACCACTTCTTGTCGCAGCCGGGGCAGTCGTAGCGAGAGAACTTGAGCATGTACATCGTGTCGGCTCGAGGCTTTTGTTGGGTGGCTTTGTAGAGGCGATTATCGAACTGACCGTGTCAAAACACTTTTTTTTGGGGATTGCACGTTGACGTGATGTCTCATTCCGCCATGCCCAACTTCTTGCGGTCCAACGCGTACAGCCGCTTCCCGCTCACCGTGTTCACGTACGTCAGACGACCGTCAGCCACCATCGCTTTGACGTCGCCCGTCCACGGCGCGGGAAGGGTAGAGGAGATGGTGGTGGGGTTCATCGTTTTTAGGTGCGTGTTTTGAAGTGCTCGAGAGTGGGCTTGGTGTGATCATCACATGTTTTCTGTCAGAATGCGGGGACAGATGTGCCGACTCACACGTGCGATGACTGTATGCATTACATCATCAACGTTATCCTCCAGACCAAGTCCAACTTCGATGCCAATCCTGAAAGTTTCAAGAAGTTCATCCCATAGCTTTTGCGACACTTCAACTGGCTTCTCCGTCATGTGAAATGTATCAACAACAATCTGATCGATCGCTGCATAATCGTCGGTATTACAGTTCTTCACGGCATCACCAATATCGCGGTAGATCCCGTGAAACGTCGAATCGAGCATTTCTATAAACATATGATTGTTGCGAACCGATGGTGCCGGTGGAGCAGGTGCTGTCGCCTTGGTAAACGTGCGAATCTTTGTGCCTGATGGTCCGATGACATAAAGACCCCCTTTCGGACCCTTGAAGATCGATCGACCCTTGGTGTTTCGGTCACCTGTGTTCATACTTGTAACAGACATAGAAAAAAATATCGATTTACATAAATGAACGATCTTTTGAAGTTGAACAAGTTGCGTCGACAGATTGAACATGCAAAATTTGCACGAAACATGGCGAACAATAACAATCAACGCCAGGTCATGAATAACCGTATGAGGGCATTGATTCGTCGGACTCACCCTCTCGAGGAACGAATTTTTGTTCTTTCACCAGCCAGTGTAGAAAGAATCAAAAGACTTCGACATGTTGTCGCTGTACAGCGTACTGCTAAGAAAACTATACAGAAAAGACGTCAAAATAGCGCGAGAGCTCGAGCAGTTATGCATAGGGCTCGTATTGTCGGTGCTCATCATACATTTACACCGGTACAACTCTTGCATTATAGCGGATTGACTCTACCACGTATTCGTCGCGTGGGTACTATCTTACCAAAAACTAATCACACGACACGTTCAGTGACTTCATTGATGCGTCATCTGACCAGGTGAGGGCTTTGTGAAAAAAATATAGATTTAGAGTAACAATGAACCGGCGACGCGGTATAATACCACTCGCCCCCATCAGCCGCAGCCGGCGGCTTCGGACAGCACCACAAGCAGAACAACAGTTTCTTCAACCAATAGGGTTAACAAATAATATACGCACTGCATGGGGTCTTCCATCCCGTGCACAACACGAAGAAGCATTGCGTTCCTCTATACAAAAACGCGCAAACGAACGTGCACGAATGAGTGAAATTCTAAAAAAACCATCATCTATGAACTACAATAATGATGAAATTGATTTTCTAATTAAACATGCCAAAAAGTTTGGAGTTACCATCCCAGAAAGCCTCAGACATTTAGCGAGTTTGTCTCGACCGAACAGAGAAAGGATAAGACATTTTCATAAAATAACCAACATAAGCAGGTTAACAAACAACGATATAAACTTTATATTACAGAATAACGTCAGACCTGCAACTTCAAATGACTCTGTAAAATATGCAAGAGCGAGAAAAGCGATGCGAAATGGAAAATACGTTGCTTTACCGAACGTGTCATTGAGAGCTCTGGAAGAATCCCTGAAAGGAGCACAGCCATATACGAATAAAGTGAGAAAGCTTCTGACTATACCTTTCAGACAACGATTGAAGATGAAACAAATCCTCAATCGCAAAACGCCGTTTATAACTTTACCATATAACGATCTTGAACTGTTGCATACGCATAGAAATGCATTGAATCAAAAAGAAAACATTGAAAAGGCGATGAATAAACGCCGGTTAGTTATTAAGCATCAGGTTACCAAATTTTCCAAGATTTTGAACACACAGTTGGCTGAGCGTGAGTATAAACGCCACACTGCTCAAATGGAAGAATTGAGACTTAAACATAAAGGAACTGAGGTTATCAAAGCGAATAAACAAGAAAGGACTTCTTACCTGCACGGGCACGGTGGTGTAATGAATTACCTGAGAGCTGCTAAACCTTCATTGAAGATTAATCAGGCTCCAAATGCAACCGAATTTAGAAGATTTGTAAATTTGAAGAGCATACAGAATGTGAAGAATGTCGTGAACGTATTAAATAAGATTCGACAGGAAAAATATCCACAGCGATTCCCCGGACCCCCTACAAATGCTCCGAACAGAAAAAATTACCCAATTGGAAAAGGGAGTAATTACAGACGAAACCTCGCCAATTACGAAGGAAGAATTCGTTCATGGGTTAAATCCGTAGGTGCTTTTGAAATTTCACGTATACGCTTGGCTGAATTCGACGCCAAGGCGGCGGCGAACGCCAAGGCGGCGGCGAACGCCAAGGCGGCGGCGAACGCCAAGGCGGCGGCGAACGCCAAGGCGGCGGCGAACGCCAAGGCGGCGGCGAACGCCAAGACGGCGGCAAACGCCAAGACGGCGGCAAACGCCAAGACGACGGCGAACGCCAAGGCGGCGGCGAACGCCAAGGCGGCGGCGAACGCACGAAGCCGTGGTGGAGTGGCTTTGAATGTAAACGAGGCGAACGCCAATCAGAGAAGTCGTCGTATTGTTTCTGCTATCCGAAATTATAAAAAACAAACCTGACCACGGAATCGACCATTTGCAGTCGAAAACTCAACCGTCTCCTCTGTCCCGGGAGGTGGCATCGAGTAATGCCCGTTCCCACCAAAAGACGTGGGACTTATCCGGTACACGGTCACCCCACCTGCACAGTACAGATTCGTTCCACGATGACTCGTCAGTACTGTGAGGTGAACACCATCCAGGTTTGTGATTGTAGGCGTTTCATCCTTCTTCATAATATCATACATGTACTCAGTTTCGGTGACATTCGGAGCAGGGTAGAGACGATTCTCATTGCTGTCGATAGGGTAAAAGGACGTGATTTGGAGATTCATTTTGAGTGAAATGAATCTCCAAATCTGTGACTTGACGAACTGAAAACACTTTTTTTGTAATTTTTAACCGTACAGAGCTGCGATGATCATATCTTTCGTCATGCTGTTAGAACCAGTGATGCCGTGACGCTGTGCCATGGCGACCAGCTGCGGCTTCGTCTTGCCGGACAGAAGCACCTTCCCTTTGCGAACACGCCCGTTCGTACCCTTGGACAAGTTCTCCGTGTGACGACGGTGTGCGACCGGCAGGACGTTATTGGCGTACGCCCGTCTCGTGATGTTTTTACCCTTCTTGAGGTTACGGACGGCGTGATTTGCAGACGTGCGAGTGGCGAGCCAGTTTGCCTCCCAGTTGCGTGCGTGTCTGTTTGCGTTTGTCGCCGCGTATCCGGAATTGACCAACTTCGTTTTGAGCATGCGTCTCGTGAGCGTACGCAGGTTGTTCATGTTGTTGACGTACTTGTTCAGAATTTGTTTCGGAGTGAGACGTCTCCCGGCTCTAGCACGCGACAGAGTGACAGCTGTACGTCGCGCGTTCCGCATGACACGAGCCATACCGGTTTGTTCTCGGTGTGTCACTTCGGAAAGTGGCTCGCGCCGACGAACAACCGCTGCTGTCGCAACGGGTGATGGTCGACGAACAGACGTCGGTCTATTTGAGTTGGAACTGTGCGAAGGCCCAAGAACGGCTTCAATCTCGGCCCGCGTCATGGTTGGACCAGCCCGTGTGTTACGAGTTCCAGTCCCAATTGGAAGACGTCTGACGACTGCAGTCGATACACGGCGAACCGTTTCACGGACGACGGGTGCACCACGGGTTATCGTCACGTTACGGGCCACAACAGCACGTGAAGCGTTGCGGCTACGACCCCGTGTGAAAAATGCAGCGCGGGAACGAGGCGACATGCGCATGAAATTGGCTGCACTTGGGCGAGTGATATTGACACCGGGTATGTTTGCGAGCGCACGACTGGCAATGTCAGCTGCGTTCGCGTTCGGCGTTGCTGTTCTGAAAATCGCTCCTACGGATGGTGACGTGAAAGACGCGGCGCGTGCACTGCGAGCCGGTTTTCCGGAAAGGAATGGATCCTTCAAAATGTCAGTGAATGACGGCAAACCTTCGTTTGACGCCCCGTTCTTGAGGCGATACGCAGACACCTTGTTCGTGTTGGCGCCGCGGTAGCTTCCTGGAAGCATACGACCCAGGAACGACTCTGTCTGTGGGAGACCGCGTCTGATTTCACTGTCCAGTGCATTCAGGAAATAGTGCGCATCGTATTTGTACGACGTTGAATTTGAAATTCCAGAGCTCCTGTAGCTTCCCGAATTGATGACTGGGTTCGAACCGCGTTTCGTCAGACGAGACAGACCGAAATCCGTGAGTAGGAAACGAACCTTCTTACCAGTGTCATCGACGAGGATGTTTCCGAGGTGCATGTCGTTGTGGCGAAACTCTGGGTACTTTGTGTGAATCTTCTTCAGCGTTCCGATAACCTGGCGAATGAGTTCGGCCATCACCTTGTCGGTGATGCGGTCACCCATCTTACGTATCCAGTTTTTCAGGGTTCCACCGTGTGCGTACTCTGTGTACATGACCATTTGCTTGCGGTAGTTGAAAATGCTGGTGCGTCGGTTCGTAAATGCCGAGATTGGGACAAAGAGCTGCTGGTCAAAAAACTTGATTGGTTTCGGGATGTGTCTCGGGGAAACCTTGTAAAGAGCCTTTTGTATGTTGTATTCGACGCGAGCTGCCTGATTTGTAGCCGAAAAAGCCTTGTCCGTAGGCGAAACCTTGATAATGATTTTACGCTTCCCGGCTGGATCCGTCGAGGCGAGAAACACGACACCCTGTTGACCCGATGCCAGGCGCGCCATACCTGGACGAATCGTCTTCTGACCTTTGGTGACATTGTACACCGTACGAAGGCTACCGTTGGGCGCAGCCGAGGTCAACTCATACCCCGTACGCCCGTTGTTCGTCGAGTTTTGAAACAAACGATTCATACTGTTTACGAGGATTTTATTTTCTTTCCACCGTAGGTGGAAAGTCCGTCGCGGGCAACTAAACTCGCTTCGCGGGCAACTAAACTCGCTTCGCGGGCAACTAAACTCGCTTCGCGAGTTTAGGATTTAAAACTTACACACCGCCGGACGAACGTCGGTAGTATGCACTGGATAGCATACCATGCGGACCGTACGAAGGAACTGGCGCCGATAAAGTACATTTTGTTTAACAGATTCTGGTCCCGGGTGTGTTCGTGAAGTGTCCATATAATTCTGACGAGACCGATAATGTCAACGTGTATGAGGTCAACTCGTGACACGTCGATGTAGGCGTTCACGGGCTGAGCGATGCTTTCTATGACGTCCCGAACCTGTTCAAAATTGACGGGTTGGGACTGGATGTACATGTCGGTGTCGACAATCACACTGTCGTCGTAGACGTACATCCACATATCTGATATATATCTAGAATTTTTTATTCGTACTTAGTAATATGTTTGCGTGTTTCAGAGGAAAATGTAAAAAGAGTCCGAGTCCGAGTCCGAAAAACCCAAATCTTCCAGCAGACATGCTGCGTTACATTGCACAAACAGCCAGCCCGCAGACCCGTAGGGCGATGGCGCGTGCGACGACGCCGTACACGCGCCGTACGCTTCCTATAGGACTCCAAGTAACCAAAGTTGGTGCTTCTGTAGTCCCACGCAACCGTCCTCCTGTCGTGAATCGGACGCGCGCCACTGCAAAAACACCGATGATTTCGAGGGGCGGTGATTCAATCGACCGGGTCGCGCCTCAGGCGTACAAGAACAATCGTTGGCAATACTACTCACCAGTCAGAAGACACGTCGTTTTGTTCTTGAACACACCGAAAGGCGCTGCGTTCACATTCAATAAACAGGGACAACGCGTCAACGTGACTCCTGCATTTTTGGCCAAACACGAACTTCCAGACAACTGGAGACGCCTGAGTTTGAAACAGCGGCGTAAAAATTACCACACATGGGACGCATACCAGAAGCGTCTCATGAAATTCCGTGGAGGTAAAAGGTCTATTTTACCACGCCTGTTGGCAGATATCGATGCCAAGGTTCAGCGTTTTATTCACGGGGACAGACACGCCCTCGATGACGTACCGTATTCTCGCCTCATCCTATGGGCAAACGCGAACAGACGAATGAGTGCAAACGGAACACCTTATGTTAAAAACACGAGCACTGGAAAATGGCGCCGAGTAACGTCTAATCAACCACTGAGCAAAAATAACATTCTGAACAACATCAATTTGTCGTACGAGTAATTTTTTTCGTTTTTCCGGTGAGGGTCTTGACGAAGATCTGCATCTTATTGAATAACGAGACATTTTTTTAACCCTATGCGTTCAGCGCACGCTTTCGAAACCCTGTACAACTCGGTGACGTTTGAATCGACGATTTCGCCAAGGTGAACGTCAGTCACGACTGCAATCAGGATGTGATATTTTTCATAAAAATTTTTAGCTGACCACACTCCACCCCATGGACATTCAGTCTGTGGGTTGAATGTGTGTTTAAAGTCCCGCAGAAACCCCGAAAATATCTCCATACATATCTGTTTCTGAAGATATTTTTTTAAACTCGTACATCAACCTTTTTCGACATGCACTGTACGACGGATCTACAATGACTCGCCTCCAATTCCTCTGAATCAAGTGGGCGTAATGATTCGCCATGAGCATCTCATGTTGCAGACTTTCGTACACCGTCAGTCGAATCACGTTGATTGTATTTTCGACGACGCGGTCGATGTGTTCAAAAGGATCTCGTGGGAACGGCACATTCATAGATGCCCAGACGACGTAACAAAGCGCGTTTCGACAGTGTTGTATGATTGGAACCACGGTTGTGTACGCGTATCGACGAATCCACGGTGCGAAAACATCACGGATGGTTGCGTTGATGTTTTCCAAATCGTCAGTTTCGAGTCGGTTCATCGCCTCCCATTGTCTCATGTCGGTATGAATAGTCAGTTGAAATCCGAGTTCTTCGGATAAACTCTCGATAAGTTCATCCATGAATTTATTTTGTGCGCACTTCTTAAATGGCAGGTCTCACCGGTACTCAGGCACTTTTGATCGTTCTCATCATCCTCGTGTTTTTCCTGGTTTTCAAACGTTCCGAGCGTCGTCCAGACTACCCATGGCGTCCGCGTCCCGGATGGTGGCCGGAGGAGCGCGCTCACCGCCGTTATGAGGAGCACCGCTAGTTTTTTTTATCGTTCAAATATAAATGCCCACCTCAACCATCTTCTTCAACGCCAAGCGCCGTGTGATGTAACATGATGGAGGGTTACACCAAGTGAGTACACACCTTGTCGAGAGGCGGGGTTTCAATCCGAAGTTCCTTGGGCACTTTTGAGGGCCAGATGTACCCCCACTGTGCATATTCACCAACGTCAAACGAGTAATACGTTGGCATTTTTCTATTGAGTGATGCTCGATGCGACAACATCATCGGTTCCCATCCCCACCACCACGGCGGACGAGGGTTTTTACAGCACGGGAGCTTTTGCATTGTGTTCTTGTATCCACGAGCTACCCATTCATCAATCATAGTGTTACAGTACAAAGCCAAAAAACACGTGTGTCCAGTCCACATGAGAGTCGCGGGGTGTTTCGTCCACCCTTTCGTCATTCCCATGAGGGCTCGCCAGAGCTGATACGCCTCGACGCGTTGTTTCCCAAGACGCCGGTAATCAAGAGCTTTCGCACATTCGACGACAGAATCGGATGTGACAAAGGTGTTGACCATTTTTTGACCTGTATTGAAATATCAAAGTCAGACACGGCCATGACAGATTTTCTTTACTTACAGTAATGGACAGGGTTCAGAAGACTTTTCGTAATTTTAAAAATGCAAATGAAGGTTTTAAGCGTGCTTCTGAACGTTATAAAAATCTTACAAAGCGCATCCAAGGATGGTTACTCGCCGCAGGTGTGTCTGGATACATTAGACCAAATTTTGCACAGGAACGTAATCGTAATATACAATCTCTGAGAGGTGTGCATCAAACTATGCTAAACGCCCACGAAAGAAGAACCCTCGCAGGAAATGCATTTCGTCATGCTATAAGCGGAATTCAGATTCGTAATAAAAACAAAATGAACGCGTATCAAATCATGAATGCAATTAATCGCATGTATGCCCCACCATCTAAGCCTGGTGGGTTTGGTGGCGTCGAATACGAAACAGTTGCGCTCCGGTGGCGTAAAAAACCCAATCGCGCGAAATCAGCGTCACCTCGTCGTCGTTCACCACTCAAAAGAGCTCATTCAGTGTAAATTGTGTTGAGGAGTTATGAAAGTTGGATTGGGGTTTGATGGTGTATAGTTTGATACGAGTTGTTTTACCAACGCGGGGTTTTCCACTGAAATTAATTTTTGACGTTGCTGTGTCACTCCCTTGACCGAACGTTTCAAATGGCGAGCAATTTCCTCGTCGGTCGAACCTTTCTCAGTCATGAATTTGATCGTATCTTTTTCATCACGTGAATACCCTTTTCCGTAGTTTTCTTCACCGAGTTCCTTGTGTGTCTTTGTACGAAAACGAATGATACTCGTGTAATACATCTGTGTAAACCGTATGCGGTCTTCGATTGGTAAAGCGAGAATCTGTTGCTCGAGGAGTTGAAGTTGTTGCTCCATTTTTGGTTGACCTAGAGAGGTTTTACGTTTGCTTGTCAATGACAGCACACGATATTTCAGATTTCATTGACTCTATAAAAGAACACTTGACAGACGCCCAGTACAAAGAAGGTATGGAGATTTGTCAGAGTGTGTTTACGAAGAAAAAAGAGGCTTCGGCTGAAAAATTATACCGGATGACATATCTTCGCCCGTATACGTTCGTGGATGACCACTGCGACGACGAGGATTGTGAGGATATGACATTTCGCATCGCATTCACCAAGGTGTCGCACCTCGTCAAGTTGTCTGATGCGCGCGCAGAGCGAATTCGCACGGACCACCTGTTTTATGGATCGGATGAGGACATGAAGCCGTTCATCGACCTTCAGGTTCTACGTTCGTTTCCGTCAGACCTGGCGGATCTCGACTCGGACATTCAGTGGTATGAATTTCCGGTCGTATCTCTCGAGTTGATTGATGACGAGTCCTCTTAATTATACATTCTCACTGCACGTCGGGGTGTTATTGATGGACTCCCACCACTCTTGACATGAATCCGTATAAAGCGATTCCACGACTCTTGGTTTTTTGGGCTTGTCTTCCAAAAGGCGTTACGAGCTGCTTGTGTGCGCGCAATGAGTATGGCCCTGCGACGCATAGATGGCGACATACCGGCGCGCGTAATTGCCACCGTGCGCGCATGCTGCAATGATGGTCGGAGAAAGCGACGAGCGCCGGGGATTGGTGGTGTGTTGAAGTGTTTCATACGCGCGACACGCCGACGTAGAATACGTTTGAGTGCAGCAATGCGACCACGTTCGAGTGCCAATGAATTATATGCGCTACGACTCGTTGCACCATAGCGAATGATACTTTTTGGGCTGAGTGCTTTGACAACGGGCTTCATCACCTTGTCGATTCTGTTTGCTTTACGTCTTTGATGACCCAGCCATATGGATCTCAGAGTTAAGAATACCATTTAGTATTTGCCTGTTTTTTTAGTTTCGATCCCAAGAACCTGGAACGTTCTTGGGGCCGAAGCCCTCTTTTTGGAGTTTTCGCGTTTCGCTGCCATAATAAATCCACCCATCAGTTCGAGAAAGCGAGCCCTCCCATCCCCGATTGGATACGCAGGATGTTGTAGTTCACCGCGAACAGCTTCTGCAGGGTTGCCTGGTTGTTGGACTTCATCTGCACGGACACCTGGGCGTTGTCAATGCGAGAGAAGTTGCACGTGCCGGTCGGCTGGTGCTCCTCCGGCTGCAGGGCGAAGGAGTACACGTAGATGCCGGGGTAGGGGGTGCCGGTGTGGTGGTAGAACGGCTGCACGCTGTTGAAGTAGTTGCCGTACTGCTCCTTGAAGCGGTCCTGGCCGTTGAGGATCACCTTGAACAGGTGCAGAGGACCCACCTCCACGCCTGGGCCGACGCCGCCCAGCAGCTGGGTGCCCTGCTCCACCCAGTAGGCGTTACCAGTCACACCTCCACCGGGCAGGCCGATGTTGGCCATGATGACACCGACGGTGCTCACCAGATGGGGCACACCAGTCACGTTGGGCATGACGTAGTTGTTGGATGCCTGCAGCAGCAGAACGTTGGACGTCACGTTCACGTTGCCAGTGGCCGTGCAGAAGTTCCACAGGGCGTTCAGGTTGGCCGTGGCGCTGGCGTTGGGGTTGGTGTAGCACCACACCAGCTCCTTCACTGGGTGGTTGAAGGACAGACGCACCAGCTGGACGGAGCCCTCGGTGCCGGTGGCAGACAGCTGGTCACCGCCGGTGTGCTGCACCTGCTCGATCAGGTACTCGTGACCCTTCTGGGCGAAGCGGCGACGCTCCTCAGTGTCCAGGTACACGTAGTTGGCCCACACCTCGAAGGCGTTGGTCGAGCCGAAGTAGCTGGTGTAGTAGGCGGTCAGGTCGAAGTCCAGGCGCACCTCATGGTACTGCAGGGCGATCAGGGGCAGGTACAGGCCGGGGTTGCGGTTGAAGAAGAACAGCAGGGGCAGGTACACCTTGGACGGGGACAGAGCCGCGGTGACGGTGCCCAGAGAGCCCTGAGCGATGGGGTTGGCCATCGTGGTCATCTTGCCCCAGGCGTACTTGTCAGACTCATTCAGGAACACCTCGGCGTACAGGCGCCACCAGGTCTGGTAGTGCTTGTCGATGCGCTGGCCACCGATGGTCAGCTCAACGGCGGCAATGGCACGCTCAGCCACCCAGTTGGTGTCGAAGCCGGAGTTGTTGGACGTCAGCACGT